AGGGCAGGCGGGGCCGCATTGACTGGAAACTTTGAGTTGGCCAGGGCAACCCTGCGCTACGCCTTTGACGCTAAGGCTATCATGGATTCATTTGATCTTGCCGTTCGCGCTGCGAAGTCTGGAGAGGCAATTAGTATTCCTAATTCAAGGCAGTTTGATGATGCTAAAAGCAGCATGAATGCTATCCAATCGGACAGAGAAGGAGCCTTTGGCGCTGCTATAAATACAATCGGAACAATCGTAAGGCTACCCTCACGGGGGCTCTTGACGGGGGACGAACTGTTTAAGGCAATGTCTTATCGCAGCTATGTGATGACAGAGTTAGCCCTCAAAGGAAAAGCAAAAGGCCTTTCAGGTAAGCAACTAGGGGAATATGTCCACAAAGGAGTCAATGCACACCTCACTGAAACCGGGCGAGTCTTTAACGAGAAGAACCTGGTAATGACTGCCAAAGAACTAGCAGACAAGAAAAACCTTAGGTTCTCTGCTAGGGAAACTTTCATAACCAACTACATCAGGAAACAAAAGAAAGAGAAACGGTTTATTACTGAGGATGGAGTAGAGATTGGATATGGGAACCGAGGGGCACTTGCTGCCCGTGCTGAGCAAGGAGCTAAGATAAATACACATACCCAAGACTCTGAAAACAGTATAGTAAAAGGGCTCTCAAATATCATTGTCCAGAACCCATGGATGACCGCTATCGTTCCTTTTGTGCGGACACCTACCAACATCCTTGCGTTCGGTATAGAGCGCTCGCCGTTTGGGCTGCCCATGCACTTCACACGGATGATGAGCTCTAAGTATAGAGAGGGATTAGCTAAGGGCACACCCACTGAACGCGCAGAGATTCAAGGGAAAATGGCTATGTCTGTAGCCACAACCGCATCATTGATCTACATGCTTGCCAGCCAGGATACCTCAAAGATAATTAGTGGTTATGGTCCTCGTGAAAAGAATGCGAGAAAGGCTTGGGAGCTAGACAACCAACCTTACTCAATCAGAATAGGGGACCGAATCCACAGCTACCAACGGATGGACCCAATGGCCACTATGCTCGGGATTATTGCCGACATCAATGAAGGACTCGAGTATAATGAGTTTGATGAGAAAGACATGGGAACAATATTCGGCGTCTTGGCGCTTGCGTTCTCAAACAACATCACCAACAAGTCTTATGTCCAGGGAATTGATAACCTGTTCAAGGTGCTGAAAGACCCAATCAACAACACCGAGAAATTTGTAGGAAGCATTGCAGGTGGGTTTGTTCCTAACTTTGTAAATCAAACCATGAACGTCCAAGAAGATCGACCCCTCAGGGAAGTTCGAGGGATCATGGATTACATGATAAAGAGAACCCCAGGACTAGAGGGAGACCTGCCTCCCCGGTATAACTTCTTAGGAGACGTTGAGACCCTTGAGTCCTCAGGAGGGTTTAAAGGCATAGTTGATCCCATCTACTCAAAAGATGTGGCTAAAAACATCGTGGACTACGAATTAGGCAACCTTGGGGCTGGCTTTGGAAAACCCTCAACCAGCCTAAGAAAAGGCTTTGAGGACCTTGATATGCGTGACTACTACAATCCGGAAACAAAGCAACAAGCATACGCCAGGATGATGCAACTAGTAGGCACAAAGAAACTTGGAGGAAAAACCCTAAGGGAACGCTTGGCTACTATGTTCAAGGACAAGCGATACCAAGCAATGCCTGATGCGGACCCAAGGGACCCAACGGCGTCTTCTAGCCCTAAGGTTAAAGCAATTAAAAGGTTACTGAGTGCTTACAATGCAGCGGCTAAAAAACAAGTCCTGGAAGAAAACCCAGAGCTCTATCAGCGATACATCGACTCTTACAAAGCCCAGTAAAATGAACTCTTCATACATGCCGTCATTTATTGGATTCACAGGACTCCTCGGGACACTTACACTTGAGAGCGTCAATACTGTTGTTGCTATATGCGTAGGACTCGCAACACTGGCTTACCTTGCTATTAAAATAATTAAGGAACTTAAATAATATGGATAAATCAGATAAACTATACGAGCTCCAAGACCTACTCATCGATGAGTTTTTGCACCGGGTAAAGTCAGGAGAGGCTACCACGGCAGACCTATCGACGGTCCGTCAGTTTCTCAAAGATAACAATGTAAGTGCGGTGGCTTCTGATGACTCGCCCTTGCAAGAACTGGTAAGCGCCCTCCCGTTCGACGATAAGAACGTAGATAGGGTTGTGAGCATGGTGAGCAATGGCTGATATAAAACAAACAGCATCACAGCTTAAAGACTTCCGCAACTTCCTCTACCTTGTATGGAAGCAACTAAACCTGCCTGCCCCCACAGCTATTCAATATGAGATCGCGGATTACATGCAGCACGGAGACAAGCGAGCAGTTATTCAAGGCTTTCGAGGCGTTGGAAAAAGCTGGATCTGCTCTGCTTACGTTGTCCACCAGTTGCTCCTCGATCCCTCAAAAAATATACTTGTTGTCTCTGCTTCAAAAACTCGAGCAGATGACTTCTCAACTTTTACTCTTAGGCTTATCCATGAGATGCCCCTACTTAAGCACCTCATCCCTCAGGATAAACAACGATTCAGTAAAATCTCCTTCGACGTTGGGCCAGCCCCAGCAGCCCACGCACCGTCCGTCAAGTCCCTGGGTATTACATCTCAACTGACAGGGTCGCGTGCCGACATCATTGTTGCCGATGACGTAGAGGTCCCGAACAACTCGGCAACCCAAATGATGCGAGACAAGCTCGGAGAACAAGTCAAAGAGTTCGATGCGATCATTAAGCCGCTCGACGACTCAAAGATAATCTTTCTCGGAACACCCCAATGCGAAGACACAATATACAGACAACTCACAGAGCGAGGCTACCAGACACGCATCTGGCCTGCTCAATATGTAACCCCCGACCAAAACGCTAAGCGTTACGATGGAAACATTTCTGATTGTTGTGTTGATATAGAACAAAAGGGGAGGTCCACAGAGCCACTAAGGTTCTCTGACGTAGACCTTGCCGAACGTAAAGTATCCTATGGTTCTGCTGGGTATGCTCTTCAATTTATGTTGGACTCAAACCTCAGTGACGTCGAAAAGTATCCGCTCAAGCTTTCGGACCTTATCGTGATGTCCATTGACACCGACCTAGCCCCTGAACGCCTAGTGTGGGCTCGGGACCCAGACCTCGAATGGGATGGCTCAATACCTAATGTAGGGATGACCGGAGACAGATTCTACCGCCCCATGAAGACGCTTGGCGAGCACATCAAGTATACCGGGAGCGTCATGTCAATCGACCCGTCAGGACGAGGCAAGGACGAGACAGGATACGCAGTCGTTAAGATGCTCAACGGATTCCTGTATGTCACTGCGGCCGGGGGCGTCCAGGGAGGATACTCAGAGGAAACCCTTAAGTTCCTTTCAATGACCGCCAAAGAACACAAGGTCAATGAGATTGTCGTGGAGAGTAACTTTGGTGATGGTATGTTTGTTGAACTACTAAAACCAATACTTCGCAAGGTCCATCCGTGCACCATTGAGGAAGTCCGACACAGCACCCAAAAGGAACGAAGGATCATTGACACCCTCGAGCCAGTGATGACAGGCCATAAGCTAGTGATAGACCCGAAGGTCATTCAGGACGACTATGACACGACTCAGAGCTATCCTAAGGACCACTCATTGAAATACCAGCTGATCTACCAGATGACGCGCATAACCCGTGACAGGGGCGCTGTGACGCATGACGACCGCTTAGACGCGCTTTCGATGGCAGTTGGCTACTGGACCGCCCAAATGGCCCAAGACGCATCAGAACGCATCCTAGAGCGAAAGGAGGAAGATCTTAAAAGGGAGCTAGAAAAGTATGCAGAGGCATATTACAAAACACGAAAAGGAAGTAAAAACATCCTCACTTGGTAGTGGTTGTAAATGATTCATTATCAATGTTTTAAATCAATGATCGTATAGGAATAGTAAAAAGACTATTGACAAGGGTTAATTTCTCTCTATAAGTACTCTTAGAGATGACTAAGAGAACACTGTATTCTTTTAATTTTATTCATTTACAACCACATCTCTTAGATATCTTAAAGACTCTCTAAGTAACTTTAAGTATGCCTGATGACCATCTCGAATCACTAAAAGCCACTCTAGGCGAACATTACGAGAACTATGTAGTTGTTGTGGCTGACACACGGCACCAGTGTCGAGTGATCTATGACAATTCCTTTGCAGCTAAAGGACTGCTCAATGTCGGCTTAAATATTGTTGACGAATCCTTTAATTCCTATATAGAAGGCATCGAGATTGACTTCGGGTCACCCTCATCGTCTGACGAAGAGGAACCCTGAGTTGACCTTATGCTCTATATTTGCATTGTGTTGTTCATTAAGCAGGGCCCTTAGTAATCGCTAGGGGCCCTGTTCTATTTTTGACAAAAAAGTCTGAGAGGTTGAGATATACGGAGAGCGTCCCACATCACCCCCATAGGGACCTTAGCGCAGGCTTGTGGCATCTTAGCGCGTCCTGGCGTGACCTCTGCTCGCAAAAAGAGACTCGAAGGGCTCCCGAAAGCATCAAGGGGGCCTGCCCTGGCGATACTGGAAGGAGGTCCTGGAGTCTTGACCAGGGGAGGCAATCAGTGAACGCCAGGGGATCACCAGGGGAGCGCTGAGCCTGGCGCATGGGTGTGTGGGAGTGTTTGTGGGTGTTTTTACGTTACGAGAGCGCAGCGCTGGCTCAAAAACACCCTGAAGAAATTTAAAAGTATTCCTTGAAAGAACCAGGCTTCCCTGATAGTAGTCTCGGCACTGGTCCATGTGGGCTAGCTAACAAGAACAAAAGAACAATGAACAAAAGAAAGAAGACACTGCAAACGATCCGTGAGATCATCACGGTCCTTGAGGAACAGCGCAGCACGATTGCTGACATTCAAGCAGCGCTATTGAGAGCATCGCATGAAGACGTCATGCATGATGTAATTAAGCGAACCGAAACGCTTGATTTTAAGTTGATCAACAAGCAGAATGGAAGGAGGGCCTTTAAATGAAGCGCTCCTTTTCAGGATTCTGGGCATTCATGGCAAGCGTTACGGTGGCCATGTGGATAGTGATCATCAAGCTCTTGCTGAAGAAATGAAGAAGCAAAGCCTGACGAATGTAAGTGACAGCGCCATCCGCAAGAACCTCAGAACATGGAGGGACCGAGCGACCTCCAAGGAGGCACGACTTGGTGGTGAGTGGTATGAAGACGCACACACACATGCCCAGCTGATTGCCGACAAGGTTGGTTGTGATGTTTGGACGGCGTCCGCTGTGATTAGTGCCTTGAGTCCAATGAACGATTGGAAGCGCAACAAGCTTGACGCTTTGAACTTGGCGCTTGTCCATCATGAGGGTGGGAAGCCTAGTGATGTTCGAGTTTGCACATTCCACAACAACAAACACAAAGCATGGGAATTGCTTGAGGGCAACTCCAAGGCCCTTGA